ATGTCCGTTTCATTTCTGGAAGAAAACTTAATAAGGGCAATTAACTATGGCAAAAGCATTTGATATTTCTAAATTTAGAAAGTCGATTACTAAGAGCATCGAAGGTCTTAGTATTGGCTTTAATGATCCAACCGATTGGGTCAGTACCAATAACTTCGCATTAAATTATCTAATTAGTGGCGATTTTAACAAAGGTATTCCGCTAGGCAAAGTAACAGTATTCGCCGGTGAATCCGGCGCAGGTAAATCATTTATTTGTTCGGGCAATCTAGTGAAAAACGCACAGGCACAAGGCATTTATCCTATCTTAATTGATACAGAAAATGCACTTGACGAAAAATGGTTAGAAGCACTAGGAGTTGATACAAGCCCAGACAAGTTGTTAAAACTTAATATGGCGATGATTGATGATGTAGCAAAAACTATTGTTGAATTTATTGCAGAATATAAAACAATGGATGAGGCTGATCGTCCTAAGGTGCTGTTTGTGATAGACAGTCTCGGCATGTTACTAACTCCGACAGATGTTAATCAGTTTGAAGCAGGTGATTTGAAAGGAGATATGGGCCGTAAGCCTAAAGCACTTACAGCATTGGTTCGTAACTGTGTGAACATGTTTGGAGCGTATAATATTGGTATGGTGTGTACCAATCACACATACGCAAGTCAGGACATGTTTGATCCAGATGACAAAATCAGTGGTGGGCAAGGTTTTATCTACGCTAGCTCAATCGTCGTTGCAATGCGTAAACTTAAACTCAAAGAAGACGAGGACGGTAATAAGATCTCTGAGGTCAAAGGTATCCGTGCTGCCTGTAAGGTAATGAAAACACGCTATGCCAAACCGTTTGAGAGTGTACAGGTTAAGATTCCGTATGAAACCGGTATGAATCCTTACAGTGGATTAGTTGATCTTGCTGAAGGTAAAAACATGTTGAAAAAGGAAGGCAACAGCCTTGTATATACCACTGCCGATGGCGAAGTTATCAAACAGTTCCGCAAAGCATGGGAACGCAATGAGAATGGTAGTCTCGACAAAGTGATGCAAGACATATCTAAATATGGCGAAAAAAACGAATCTGGGATAACTAATACTGTTGAACCTGAAACGGAGAGCGTAGAATGAAAGATGATTTAATTGCAGATCTTTGGACAATGATAGTAGAACATATTCCAGAAAAAGCAAGAAAAGACGTTGCCGCAGACTTTGTCAATACATTGATTGATCATGGCATTAAAGATTCAGTACTTGATAGTTTACAGGGAGTTGACCCGTATCTGGACCAAGCAATTGAATATGCCATCGACGGTGAAGAGATTGAAGAAGAATACGACAGCTATGATGGTTACGAAGACGAGGACGAATGAACTGGTACGATAAAGTTTCAAAGGATATCAGTGCCATTCCGGATGCTGTGGCCTATTACGAATCTGAACTGCAACAGGCAAAATATGATGTTAAAGTTTCAGGTAGTCTAGAAAAAGCCGCAGCAAACATGCCTGGTATCGTTGAAAATAGATTCAACCAGTTACAAGAAATCGAAGCCATATTAGAATATCTCAACATCGAGCTTCGCAGATTGCGCAGCAGTCACTTCCGCAAATATCTCGAAAATTATCAGAGAGCACTAAGCTCTAGAGATTGCGAAAAATTTGTAGAAGGCGAAGCAGATGTTGTTGATTTTGAAAAGATCATTAACGACTTTGCTCTGTTAAGAAATAAGTGGTTAGGCATCATTAAAGCACTTGATATCAAACAGTGGCAGGTATCAAATATCGTTAAACTACGCACCGCCGGACTCGAAGACGCCACTCTTTAAATCGTCAATAATATGTGCAGATAAATATCTGCATGAAAACAATCGTATTAATTACAGGTGGATTTGATCCTTTACATTCGGGTCATATTTCTTATATCAATGCCGCAAAAAAGCTAGGAGATATTCTCGTAGTTGGAGTAAATTCAGATGATTGGTTACGCAGGAAAAAAGGCAGAGAGTTTATGCCTAGCACCGAGCGCATCAATATCATACAGAATCTCAAAGCTGTAGATCATTGTATCTTGTTCAATGACACAGAAAATCATGCTATCCAAGCTATCCGAAATGTCAAGTTGATGTATCCTAATCATCATATTGTCTTTGCCAACGGCGGTGACCGAACAGCCGAGAACATTCCTGAGATGTCGGAACCTGATGTAGAATTTGTTTTTGGAGTTGGGGGAGACGATAAGAAAAATTCTAGCTCGTGGATTTTGCAAGAATGGAAAGCACCAAAAACAGAACGCCAATGGGGATATTACCGTGTGTTGCACGAAGTACCCGGAATGAAAGTAAAAGAATTAACTGTTAACCCAGGCAAAAGTCTTTCCATGCAAAGACATAAATTAAGATCAGAGTATTGGGTCGTCAGCGAAGGACAGGCTGTGATAAACAGAGCTACACCTTTGGATTTTGAATTACCTACTGCTCTTCTTAATAAACACGACCAATTACATGTTGCCAACCAGGAATGGCATCAACTTACAAATCCCTACAATTATCCATTAAAAATCGTAGAAATACAATATGGCGAACAGTGTGTCGAAGAGGATATAGAAAGACGATGAAAATATTTGTTGGATATGACATCAGAGAAGATATAGCATATCAAGTCTGCGAATACAGTATACGTAAGCATCAACCTGCAGCGCAGGTAATACCTCTTAAGCAAAAAGAACTAAGAGATAGCGGGCTTTACACTAGAACCATAGACCCCTTGAGTTCTACAGAATTCACATTCACTAGATTTTTAGTGCCTTATCTAGCTGACTATAAGGGCTGGGCACTGTTTGTTGACTGTGATTTTGTGTTCGTAGATGATGTTGAAAAATTATTTGAGCAAGCCGATGACAAATATGCATTGATGGTGGCGCAGCATGATTACACTCCTAAAGAGGGATTAAAAATGGACGGGTGTAAACAACTACCATATCCTAGGAAAAACTGGAGTTCTGCAATATTATGGAACTGTGGTCATCCTTCAAATAGACAAATTACTCCGGATTTGATAAATTCTCAAACAGGGCAGTATCTTCATAGATTTCAGTGGTTAGATGATAAAGAAATTGGAGAGCTGTCACCGGAATGGAATTGGTTAGTTAGTTGGTATCACGAACCCCAGGACGGAGTGCCTAAGGCGTTACACTACACTGAAGGTGGCCCTTGGTTTGCTGAATACAGACGCTGTGATTATCACAAAGTTTGGAAAAAATATCTTAAAGAAATGCTTAAATGAACGATTGGTTATTTTTAAGTAAGGGCGACGAAGACGAATATATCAATATGTTCGCTACTGGCTGCGGTGCTCCTACGCTCGACACCGATCTATTTGTCTACGAAGAATCGAAAAGACCCTTGGTATTAAGAGGAATCCTTAAAAAGAAAATTATCCATAGATGTTGGGAAGATAAAAGAACTTTCTATTATATGGATACAGGATATTTTGGTAATGAGCGAACCAATTCAAATCCTAACGGCTGGAAATATTGGCATCGAATCGTTAAGAACGATCTTCAACATGGCGAGATAATTCCCCGATCCGGAGACAGATTCAACGGCTTCAATAAAAAATTTCAACCTTGGAAAAAAAACGGTAGAAAAATATTAATTGCCAAACCCGATGAAAAACCAATGAAATTTTATGGCGTTGATCTAGAACAGTGGGTAAACAATACCGTCGATACTATTAAAAAATACACAGACAGACCTATTGAAGTTAGAGAAAGAGCTCCTAAAAGAATAGATAGAATTGCTACAGATACATTGCAGCAGGCATTGGATAATGACATATTTGCATTAGTTACATTCAATTCTGTGGCAGCAGTAGAAAGTATTTTTCATGGTATTCCGGCATTTACTTTGGCTCCGGCGAATGCAGCAAGCCCTGTGGCTTCACAGGATTTAACTAAAATTGAAAATCCTTATTATCCGGATATGGATAAATTATATGCCTGGGGTTGCCATTTAGCTTATGGTCAATTTCATACATCAGAGTTAAAAACAGGCAAAGCAATGGAGATGTTATTAGATGCAAGATGAAGATTATTCATGGGAAGGAGCGTTTCGAAAATCTATTCCTGGCAACTCACCACAAATTTTTAGAGGAATAATTAAAAGAAAACATATACACGACTGTATAGAAAGAGGTGAAGATTTTTATTATATGGACACTGGCTATTTTGGAAATTTTGTCAGCGAAGGAAATCCTAGCGGAAAGAAGATTTATCATAGAATAGTTAAAAATGAATTACAAAAATCTCTAGTAGAATCGAGGCCGGCAGATAGATGGGAAGCATTAGTTAAAGGTGATGATAGATTACACTGGCCGGGATGGAAAAAAGGTGGAGACAAAATTTTATTAGTAGTTTCTAATCCTAAATCCTGTCATTATTTTGGATATGATATGCCTCAGTGGTTAGATACAACTATAGCCGAAATTAAAAAATATACAGATATGCCTGTTATTGTCAAACACAAAGGATCAAGATCTGATAGAAATGCAAATAGCATATATGATGTATTAGACACAGGAATATTTGCCACTGTGGCATTCAATAGTATTGCTGCAATAGAATCCATAGCTTATGGTATTCCCGCATTCACTACTGTCAGTTGTGCTGCAACTCCGTTAGCAAATACTAATCTATCTAAACTTGCAGATCCATATTATCCTGATCCGGAACAGGTATATAAACATTGTTGTAGTTTGGCCTACGGTCAATTTACTCATAAAGAAATAAGCGACGGCACAGCATGGAAAATATTAAATGAAACTTCTACTTAACGACAAAGAAATAGCTAGATTCTTAATAGAGTTGGTAAATGTCTTAGATGCCTGCAAGCATATTGAATTAGACCAACGACACACTGCTGGTATGATTGCATGGATTATTGAAACAAGAGATAAGCCTAGATTCAATCTAGAAAAACACAGAGCCAAAATCAAACAAAAAATTCATCAAGGAGTTCGCAAAGATCTCAAAGCATGGGTTGATTTAGTGAATCAACAGATCGCTAATCACAAAGAGTATTTTTATAAAAACATACACAAACGTATAAACATTCTAATTGACCGATTGGGTGAAGAACGAATATTAGAAATCTACCGATCTCATCCAAAACAAAATTTTATTAAAACTGTGGGATTACAAATCGATCCCGATGCAGAAATGATGCGACGCAGAGATTTTAACACTGTGGAGGAGGATTGTTTGTTACGCAACACAGTTGGAAACGAACAGATATTAGTTAGTAAAATAGATAACAATTTTCCTTTTTGGTTCATCGACAGCGGCTATACTAATTTCATAGAGCCTAATAAAAAATGGCATAGGTTAACCCGAAACCATTTACACTTCAATCAAAATTTTGTAGCACCAGCGAATCGATTATCAAACTTCACAAGTTTTCCTCGACCTTGGCGCAAAGATGGTTCTAAGATTTTAATTGTAGAGCCTGGAGAATTTGCCGCCGGTATATTTCATGTTGAAGCTAAATCTTGGGGTCAGCAGGTAGCAGAAGAATTAAAAAAATACACAGATCGTCCTGTAGAATTTAGATCAAAAACAAATAAAAAAACTAGAACTAGCTTGTATCAACAACTATTAGATGGCGAGTATTACTGTACAATTAGTATTAATTCTAACAGTGCTGTAGAATCTATTTGGGCAGGGGTTCCAGCAATTACTCTAGACAAGCATGTCAGCAATGCTGTGACTAGAAACGATCTTAGTCAAATAAATGATCTTTATTATGGACCATTGGGAGATTGGTTAGCTTGGCTCAGCTATTGTCAATTTACCTTTGATGAATTAATGGATGGTACAGCTCTAGAGATTGTACGGAAATATCACAATGTCTAATTTAACAGCAGTGGCCTACTATGCAGGAATTCCGCCTAACAATAGGAATTTAGAAAAGCCACAAATCTTAGATAACTTTTGTCAAGGAGTTCTTGCCGCCGGTGATAACGCTATAGCACATCAAGGAATGAATGTTATTAATTGCAATGTGGCTCTGATACAAGGTTTTGTACACGAACATGGCAAGTCTGCTGCTCACTTACAACTAAGACAAGATGCTATAAATTTGCAAAAGAAAAATAATCAACACAGTCTTATTGTTGACAGCAGTTTATTTTTATAT